CTCTAACCCTGTAGTATCAACAGTTTTGACCAGGATGGTATAGATGTCAGCACGGAATAGATCACTCTCATAACTAGTGGTAGAGATGGGCACGTCCTCTAGTGGGTGAGCGTTTTCCCAATCATAGTTAACTCCCGTGTTGTACTTAACGCGATATAAGCGCAAGTCGGCGGGCTTATTCAACTCGCCCCAATTGAGGCGCTTAGTACCCTTAGAAGACTGTTCCACTAGCAAGTAATTGGGCTGTGGTGGGTAGTAGTCATCTTTGGCAATGTAAGCTGTATAACCCTCTAAGCTCTCACCGCCGTCACTGGCATAGGGCACGATACGAACATCGTGATCCTCCACTTTCTCGTAGAAAATAGATTGCGACTGGCGGGCAAGAGTAGTGAAGGCTAACTCGTCATCTATATAAACTCGATAGCCTTCAAAGATGGGTGGATACTGAGTTTTATCCGTCCACTGGAATTGAACGCCGCCATCTGCAAGCAAGTGCTTAGTAACTTCGCCTTCTGGGTTAGGTAGGACAGAACTGATTTCTTGGTTAGTAGTGACTAAGCTGTCATTAGCTAGCTCTCCCGCTTTTGAGTAAGGAGTCACCTTAATCTCTGATCCTAAGTCAGGGATCTCGATGTAGCTACTCTCTTTCTTCTGGTCGGCTGGCACGTCATCTACTAACTCCCCAGCAACAAATACTTTATAACCACCAAGCAAGCCGTTATAGTCTTGCATATCCGTCCAAATAATCTTAGATAAGCCTGATGCGGCAACTTTTTTATTGATTTCACCAATGGGCGGCGAGATTATAAAATCATCTTCTGTAAGGTCGAGAGTAAGCGGATCTGGGGACTTATAGCCATTGGTGTTATAGGCATATAGCTCGATGTTGTACTTATTGGGCCCCCAACTGAAGTATGGCGAGTGGTTGAGTAAGGTGGTGTATTGGGGATTGCCGTTGATATAGAGCTTATAACCCGCATAGTTCTTAGGATAAGTCTGGGAATCAGTCCAGACTATCTGGAACTGCTTATCTGGTTGAAGGCGATAGGTGATCTCGCCTTGGGGGTTAGGTACAACGTTCTCATCTCCTATGCTTGTTTCCACTCCGCTTTCACTGATGGAGCCAGCGAAGTCCACTGCCTTGATAACCACTTCGTAGTATCCTGGCGCTAAGTCAATAGGGCTGCTGCTTCGAGTATCGGAAGGCACAAGCTCATGCAACCCGCCATCTATTTCGATACGATATTGCTCGATTCCATATGTATAGAGAGTTGTATCCGACCACGTGATAGCTACGCCACCTTGGTTGAGAGTGGTGACGTGGGCAGTTCCGTTCGGATCACGAGGTTGGGGTTTGTCTGTCTCAGCAGCTACTGACTCTACCCAACTAGAGTAGCGTCCTAATACGTCACGGGCACGAACCCTAAAGAAGTACCTGCCTTTTTCCAGTCGGTCATATGTGACTGTAGTGCTGTTGGTGTCGGAGAGGCTTTGCCAGCTCCCTAGCTCATCCTTCTTAATTTGAACTTGGTAAGAAGTTGTGAAAGGACTAGACTCACCTTCTAAGACAGGCTGTTCCCAGCTTCCACGCAAGTTAAACTTCCACGAACCATTAACATAGACCGGATCAATGCTGATTTGGAGATTCCAGGGTTTTGCAGGCACGCGAGGGAATTGCTGCCCCGCCGGCGGCAGTTCTACTGGATCACCGTAGTCTATGTAGTCATACTTATCTTCTACATAGGCTGTGGCAACAATCTCGAATGTCATATCAGACTGTTCAGACACCGTGAAAACACGATATTTGAGCTTTTGCCGATCATCTTCAGTAATGATCCATACGCCATTCGGGTAATCAGTCATGTAAGGACTAGGGACACTAACCACATTCCCGTCTTGCGTCAGGATAGGCTGACTTTCATATCCATCCTCATTAGCTATCTTCAGCTCTGGGTTATTACTGAGATTGAGATCGGGGGTTTTGTCTAGAGTGATTGCAGTCGAATCATAGTTGAGTACCCTGCCTCCCCACTTCTTATTGGAAACTAAGGGATCCTGGATATAGATAATCTCTCCCGGCTTGACGTTAGCGCCTTCCATGCCGGTTTTAAAGGTCACGGTACTGGTTTCCCAGCGCTCTGTTGCCAGCTTCCATAGTCCTAGGCGGCGGGCTTGCGCTCGACTAGTGCAGCCAAAAGCTGTAATCTCAGTAGGGTTATAACCATACCTAAGCAGCCCTTCCGAATCCTCAACGTACTCAGTAGACGCTTTATAGAAGTTGTCTGGATCATGGAAAGTGACAATGGCCACCGTATGCCGTGCAGTCCTACTACTGCTGGAGTAGTTAAAAGGCGGGCTGCTGATCTCGCCCTCGTCGTTTACTTCCTGAATTACATTGGCTTCCGTAAATATCTTCACTGGGTTGCCTGGGCAATCCTGGGTGGTGAAGACAGTACCCTGAGACCAATAGATAGCACCTCTAAATACAGAAGCAACAGTGTTGAGAACCTTGAAAGCATCCTCACGGCTTTCGATGGAACCGTTCAAAGTGAAGCGAGGCTCATGACCGCCGCGCCCATCCGGCACTTTCTCATCACAGTACTGCCCTACTGCATATAAGCTCCATTTATCAATATTTTTGGTATCGATAAAGTTTCCTACACCGTAGCGGTCATCTGTCATGAGGTCATAGAACACCCAAGCCGGATTGTTACAGAAGCCGTAGTTAAAGCTTCCATTCCAATCGCCGCTATACTCTCGAGTGTTAGGATCATAGTTGCTTGGGTAACGAATCCGCTTGAAACGCGCTTTATAAGTAACTTCTGGCAGGTTATTGAACTGCTCCGCTGAGATTCGTAGTGCTAATAGCGCGCTATTAGGATACCGGAATTTACTATCGACTATTGTGGTGAAAGACTGCCAAATAGTACGGTTTTTGAGCTTGCTGGAGTCGGAATCGGGAGTCAAACGAGTGAATTTGATATTCCAGGGAGCCTCACCGTGCAAATCGATTCGATAGGAGCGCTCATAGGGGCTGGAGAATTTCTCAGAAACTGTATCCCGAACACGTTCCTGATAGTTCCCGTCTTTATCCTGAGTTGAGATGGCGAATGATACGGAAGTGCCCTTAATGTCTCCATCGTCTTCAACTTTCTGAAGGGCAGGGAATACAACTCGGATTTGCACCGCGTCAGTGTTAGCATCATTAACCTGTCGAACTATGTCATTATTCGACTTGCTAACCTCAACCCCAACTTCTTCTTCATCTTTAGCTGCTCCAAATCCAGTAACATGGCCTTGGTTTGGAGTGCCTTGCCGAAAGCGAGCTTTAACCCCCTCGAAGTTGGATGAGCCATCCTCATTCTTGATGGGAGTTTGGTCTAGATAGACGTTCTTAAGCAGTTCTGTGTAGTTGTAGGGAGTTTCTATGTCTCCCTCGCATAGCAGAAAGAGAGCATTAAGGTAAGAACGGGATTGAATAGTGGTGGACTGCTCAGTAGTTTGCTCAGGACTTCCACTGTTTCCTTTACCACCACCGCCGCCTCCGGCACTAGAGCCGCTTCCACCGCCGCCAGCTCCGACAATGCTTTGATGCTGAGTGATAAATTGCTCCTCTGGATTCATCCCATATACTCCTCAATACTGAAATTCTGCGCTGCTACTTCCGTCCATGGGCGCGCAGGCACTCTCCTTATTCCACCGTTCGGATATTGAATGGTAGCACCGTTGTGAACAGCCGCTGCATAGTCTGTATTCCAGGACAATTCAGCAGTTATCTGACCGTTCTCTTTCCCGAACTTCAAGCGCTGAGACTTGCGGAGATATCCCGTATCTACAATGTCTCTTACACCGTTAAATCCTTCCCATTCACGGTTTTCAGTGATTACTTTTGTGCATTCGTTAGAGAACTGAAAAGCAGCATCTTTAAAGTCCTGTTCCGCGTCGGCAAGGATTTGTCTGAGCTTAGTCTCGTCAAGCATAAGTAATAGTTATTATCTATTCTCTATGATATCAATTATTTTTAACATCTTGGATAGACTCATCAAGCTTCCTAGCACCTAGCAGCATCAACTCTCCGACTGAAACGTAGTTATGTTCGGAAGTCTGCAACTCTAACACCATACTAGAGAGACCTTGATTAAACTCGGTTATGCCCGAGAGGTCGATCTCATTATAAGCTCCCGTCTCCAACCGTATTACATTAGAATATATGGCAGTATCAAGGGTATTCCCCTCATAGATAGTGAAGCTGTCGGGAGTTTTGGGGAATCCCTCCGTACCCCCATAGAGTCGTAGCTTTTGGAGTATGTACTTAGGTTGATTCTTGCTGTCTGGCACTCGCTTGTAGAGCCAGAGAACAAGCCGCAGTATGGATCCATCCACTACGCAACCAAGCTTGGAATCTTGGTTAGTCAAGTATTTGGGTTCTAGAATTAGGTTGCTTCTGTCCCTGTACGAATAAGAAGCGAATGGCTCTAACTCGTAAGGCAAGGGTTCTTCTAGGACTCGCTTGTAAAGCTGCTCAGTCATGATTAGTATTCGCTCGTATCTATGCTGCTGCTGATGACAATGGGGCTTTTGATGGCAAACTCACCGTAGACTAATGGAACTGGTCTCCCTTCCTGAGTGACTTCCTGAGCGTTCTGGAATAAGAAGCTTTCCTTTTTCTTTTGGTCAGAGTCGGGAGTCTCAGGACTGCTAGATAGGGCTTGAGATATACCCTGCCCAATCAATGCAGCTCCCAACAGCCCTACAGTTGTGGAATTAATAGTTAGCCCTAATACACCAATTGCCCCTGGAATAAAAAATGAGGAAGCTAGCAAAGCCACCCCTAGCAAGCCCTTACCTAAAGCGCCAGCTCCCTGGATCTGTGGACTAACAATGAGGGTATCGTGAGCAAACTCGCTATGGATGGTTGCCTCATCAAATACTTTATCTGGCGTTAGGACGTGGTAAATCACTCCGTACTCACTTGAATTCCGGATGTAATCAACCATTTCAGGACGGTTGGTTGCTATGCCTCGAATAGCTTCGGCTGGCGAGTCAATGTCTAGTTTCCACTCGCGTCCAAACTTCTGACCTAATTTCCCTAGCAGTTTGATTCGTTTATACATTAGATAAGGTATCCTATTAAATAGGTGCTATATCTATAATAAATGGTTATTTCATGACTGATATCGGTAAGCTTACATACACGTTATCGCTCGACACGTCTCGCTTCTCAAAGCAGCTTAAGAAGTTCAACAAAATAGCTAGCAAGCGCGGTCGGAAAACCGGGCAAGAGCTAGGTGAAGAACTTACCAAGGGAGCTAGGAAAGAGCTTACCCATCTCGATACCGTCATAGGCGGCTTTTTCCAAGAGATCGGAATGACCATACAACAGTCTGTGATGGGAGCTTTTAGCAGTGTGGGGAACGCCATAAAAGATACTGTTTCTCAGGCTTACAGCTTAGAAAAGTCGATGAAAACAATCCAAGCTAAATCGGGGGCTACCGAGAAAGAGATCAATCAACTTAAAGACAGTTTTATTGAGCTTTCTGGCAGCAGCACCAAGACAGGAGATGAAATATCCAAAGCCGGTGAGCGAATGGCTATGCTTGGCTACAACACCAAGCAGACAGAAGGCTTGATGAGGAGTGTAGTCCAAGTCAGTGAGGCAACTG